CGCGGATCTTCGGCGGCACCTCGTTGCCCTGTCGTTGCGCCGGCGCCGGGAGCACCTGCCCGGAGGGGTTGATCACGACCATGTAGAAGTTCTGGCAGGGCCGCTCGGTGCCGTTCGCCGTCGTCGTGACGGTAATGGCGGTGTTCGTCGCGCTCGCCGGAATGCAGGGATTGAATTGAGCCTGCGCCACCGTCTTGCCGACCGTGGCCGAGTTCACATCGGTCTGATAAACCTGCGATGAGCCGACCAGGCCCGCGATGGTGATCGGACCAACCGTCGCCGTGCCGCCGATCGCCTGAACGTTAAAGCCGCAAATGTACGTCGTCTTGCCGGAGGCCGCAGCGAGAGTGCCGACCACAGCACCCGTGCTGCCGGTCCCGTTTCCGGTAATGGGGCTCGAGGCCGCGGGGTATTGCCCAGACTGACCGATACAGAGATTGCCAGCCTGATCGATGGTGAGCATCGCTGCCGGGCTGTCCGTATCGTAAGTCGGCGAAACGCCGGTCGCGCACGATGCAACAACCTTGACGCGCACCTGTGCGTAGGCCGGGGCAACCAACAGCAACAGCGCAGCAAGCGCTAACCTGATCCTCATGCCGCAATCTCCGATGTCTGGGGCTGTTGCGCTGCAAGTTCCTGCTCATGCGCGCGGTCGGCGTCGTTTTGAACCGCCTCGTGCGTCCGGTCGTCATCGCCCTGGATGGTTTCGTGCGCCATCTGGGTAAAGCCGAGAATGCCCTCGAGCTTTGCCGCCATCTGCGAACTATCCAGATCGGACTTTGCCGCAATACGCGCTACCTCGATCGAGGTGAGCGAGGAGAGCATCGCCTTCCGCCATTCGAGGTCCTTCTCTTCGGCGACCTTGTGCGCGCCGGCCGCGGCTTTCATCTGTTCGATCTGGCCTTGAGCAGCAACCCTCGGATCAGGCGGCGGCGGTGTGTTCTGCTTCTGCTTGATCTTGTCCAGCATCGGCTTCTTGACCGAGTTCGGCAGCGGCGAGAGCTCCAAAGCGATATCCGGGAACTGCTGGGCGAACTGCGGGCCGAGCGTTTGCATGACCATCATCGCGTCGCCCTGCATATTCACCGCGTCCGGGCCTTCGTCGATGATGATGTCAACATCCAGCGAGCCGATCGCGTTGACGATCGCAGGCCGTCCGTACTGATCAACGCTCAGCTTATTGATCTGGAAGAACTGCGCGACGTTCTGGTCATCAGTCACACGAATCCAGCGTTCGGCCGTCCAATAACGCTGGATAATGTTCCAGATGTCGCGATAAACCCGGATTTTCCAATTCTTGTAGGCCGTCAGATACGGGCCAAGCTCGGCAATTCCGGCCTGCTGCAACAACTGAATGGCGCGGCCAGAACTATCCTCGAGCCCCTGCCCGATCAGCGCAGGATTAGGCCCGAAATTCTCAATTTCGTTCTTGGCCTCTTGGAGCATTTCCAGTTGGCCTTTGAAGTCATTGACCGTCGACTGGTCTGGCTCCATTTTCAGGCCAGGGTTTGTCTCAACCCACCCGTCAGCCTTGGCCCATTCGCGACGCGCGACCTCGATATCGTCAACCGCGCCCTTTTCCGACACCACACGCCGCGTATTGAGCAAATGCAGCGCCTTGGAGCGCCGATGGTTCACCTCGTCCTGCGGGCTCTTGAGGTTGCGCACGAACCCGTAGCGATCGCCGTCATGGTCAACCGCAGCCGAAAACATCCGATACCGCGGGAACGTCTTGCCCTTCTCGTCAATGAAGGGAGAAACGCCCTGCATCAGGATCGTGCTGCCGACGTAAAGGCACCAGCGCCACTTGCCGCCCTTGATGTACCAGTGATCGATCAGGCGAAGCTTTTTCTCATTGGTGTTGACCCAGTTTTTCTCACGGTCGAATTCGTTGATCGTGATCAGGTCCGAGCCGGTTTCCACCAAGTCGTCGATCTCTTCGGCCTTATCCGGCGCGATCTCCTTTGCCTGGTCGGCGTCGACCCACTTCGCAACGCCAAGAAACCGCGCGTCGGTGAATCCCTCATCAAACGAGCGCGGATCATAGAAAAACCCGTCGCCGTAAGTGATATGCATTTCAAGGCTGGGATCGCCCTCGTCACCCGGCACGAGGTCGTATTCAATCCCTGAAATCCCGTCGATGCTGCCGGCGCGCGCGATGCGGGATGACTTGGATTTCCAGTCGTTGTTGTCGAGCACGAATCTGAGCGTTGCGGTCGCAAGCTCAGCTCCTTCGTCATGCTTCGGGGTGCGCGGGTAGGCTTTCGGGTCCTGCCGCAACCGCTCCACAAGGCCCACTATCGCGTCGACCTTGCGCACGATCCGGTTAGACGTGACAACCGGCTGCTTGCGATCACGAAGCTTGCGGATTTCCTCCCGGGTCCATTGGTCGCCGTGGTAGTAGTGGCGAGCCTCGACCATTTCCCGGCCTTCGGCGTCCTTTGCGGCGGCGTAATCCTGAAACTGCCGGCGAAGGCGTGAGAGGTCGAAATAGTCGTCGGGGCGTCCTTGATCAATCGCTGGCGCGCGAGATGTCGCCGCGGGCATTTGCGCCTGCGGTGCGATGGTGGGAAGGGTTTGCATCAGATGAAGCGGTGCTCAGTCAACGTTGCCGCCTTGTCACACGCGGGATCGGCTCTCCGTCCAAATTTGTTATCTCGCGGGTCAGCGCACAGCGGTACTGACGGGTCATGTCGATGACGACTTCATAGCCCATAGGACAGCATGCCGCGAACCCGATGCCTGCACCGGCCGTCAACGGATCGGCTGAGACCGAAGTGCAAATGCGAGACTCGGTGCTGGATTGCTGCTGAGCACTCGCTGAAGGGACCAACACCAAGGCGGCGACGACCAGAACCGTGATTTTTCCGGGCTGCCCATTGTACCACCCATAATCGCGCGGGCTCGGCGGAACGGTTGAGGTGTTCGGAGTTGGCATCAGAACGTCTTCCATACATCGTTCGCCGAAACGGCGGGAGACATCGGCTTATAGCCAGAGATATTCGCCGGCTTTTCCTCTGCCGGCTTCTTCCTGACCCACGGCCGCGACATGCAGGCGTAACGCCACTCGTCTGGCGCGTGATCTTCCATGTCGCTATCAACGTCTTCCGGCCTGCCTTCATCGTGCTGCAGCAGCGGAAGCGTCCGAATGCTGTCGACGCAGGTCAAGAACGTAGCGATCATCGGCAAATTGTCTTCGTCGCCAACTAACCGTCCGCGGAGCTGATCCCAACCGCCCATCGCGCCCCTGCCAGGAACGCGCTTATTGTCTGCCGGTCGGAACGGAACCAGCTTCTTCTTGATCAATTCCGCATTGATGCGTTGAGCAATCGAAGGGCCGCCATCCTCACTGAAAGCTGCTGGGTCGAGAACGCCACCAATTAGTTTTTGATCTTCTTCTTCGATCTCGGCTAACCTCTTGCCGACTGCATCGGCATCCATCTTGAGGCCGACATTCGGCTGAGTAACGCCGTCCTTATCCTTTTTCACGCCGTACCACTCGCGGTAACGAACGATCGCGCCACGCGGTAACAGCAACCCGTCAGTAGTCTTGAACTTATCTCCGACTACAGCCCACCAACCGAATGAGAAGGGCTTGGCCGAACCCCAATCGCCCGACCGGAAGCGCGTCCAATCGTCAGGGATCGCGAACGGTCGCAGCACGTGACGCCGACTATCCCAACAATCGAAGAACGCACCCTCGACGACATCCCAATCGCCGAAGATCCACGCGTCAACGAGAGCTTTCGAGCCGACCTGATAAAGGTTCGCCACATAGTCATCGCCGAGATATTTGTTATCAGTGACCAGCGACGGAATGAAAGCCCGAGTCTTGCGGATTGTTTTCTTGGTCCAAGGGTTTTCAAATTCGAAATCTCGACATATCACCTGGTTGATCCGGCCGCCGAGTCCATAACGAGCCTTGACCCACTGATGACCTGGTCCGCCGGGATTGCAGGTCGCTTTGAACTGGCAGGGAACGCCGTGACCGCTTCGGAGCGTCGCCATCATCTTGTTGATGGGCACTTCACTCGGGAACGTTCCGATCTCCTCGCCGTAAACCCGCGTATAGCCATGTCCCTGGTAAGCGTCGGCATCGGCGTCGCGCTCAAGATATGCGAAGCGCAACCTTCCACCCTTCGGACCGCGGAAGTATTTGTCTTGCTCGTGCCACTTAAAGCCGATCGGAGCGAGTATCTGTCGACTGCGCTCGATGAGCTCAACGAGCTGCGTGCGCTCACGCCGCACGGCTATGCCGATCGCAGCCTCGCCGTACTTTTCCTCGTGATCCGCAAAGTCAGCCGGAACGGCGTCAGACTTTCCGCCGCCTCGCGCGCCACCAAAACCAACGTCATCTGCCGGGCAAGTGATGAACGCGGCCTGCTTTGGCTGCGGTTCCCAGATGGTTATTGGATCGTCGGCGCCGCCGGCTGCGCGTATTGTTGCTGCCATTCAGCCATACTTCCGACAGGTGCCGGCGTTCGGATGACATAGGTCTTTGCAACCTCACCTGAATGCTCGACGGCAGTCAGATCAGGGAGCACCTTCCGAAGCAGACCAAGACCGGCCGATACCTGCGTTGCCGACATATCGCGAGCGCCAGTCGCGTGCTCGATCAGAGCATTCAGAATGTTGCTGTTCTGGATTTTAACCCGGTGCTCATCCGACATCTGAAAGCCGGGCTGGCGACCACGCTTTTTTGCCATTTCATTCAACGATGTTTGAGAAAGGCGACCCTGATCTCTCTTAAGGCTCAGCGGGATTGCTGGGGGGACAGCATGGGGTGTGAGCGATAGTAAGAGATCAGGGTCATTGGAATTTGAAGCAATAAAGGCCGTGCGGGTGAGCGGGGTTGCGCTCATACCGGCACGGCCTGATTTGCTAGGGTTACCATGCCGGTCTGATTTGCGCAAGCTGTAGGGTCGCGCGCTCTTTCCGGCCCATGATATTGATCAGCAGTTCGACGCGCTGGTTCGGCTTCATCTTAGCGATGATGCCGATGCAATCCTCGTATTTTCCATCCATCACCGCCATTTTTGCCCACTGGGGCGGGGGCTCGTCCTTCGTGACATCGAATTCGCCTTCCATTTGCCGTTCGATCAGGTTGATCACAAAATCGGAGTAAATACTTGCCGGGACTCCGTTATTGTTGATGATCGATTCAACGCCGTGGGTTGATCGAACAGCCGTGATAGGCTGTCGGTTGAAATCCGCCTCGATAAATAGATACCTGGGGAAAAGAGGATCAGTGCCGATTGCCCGCAAGCGCGCGTGGCTCTTCCAGCGGGTCAGCCGAGGCAGGAAAACCCGGAAGCCCTCGGCGGCCAAACCCATTTCTGCACGCTTTTCACAGCGTATGTTGGTTTGCACCACGTACCAGCGGGGCCCGGACGGAAAGCTTGCCGGCGTGCCGTAGAATTCATCTGAGCGCATTGGCTTCATGTCTCGCTCATTCCGCGGCCTCATTTGTGGCTGTAACAATTCGTGATTACGCAAACATTGCGCATACGCAAAATATGCGTATGATGTATCTCGTCAGCTCGATCGCAGCCTAAGCCATGAGCCTCACCAAATAGGAGCAACCGATGATTTCCGCGCTTTACCTGATCCACGCAGTCGACCCCGCCAAACTGGCGGCGGTTAAGGCCGAAATGGTCAAGTTGGGCGCGCCGACCGTCCGCGTTGTGGATTGCGGCGATCACTACATGGCCCTTGAGGGCTGCCATCGGCTGATGGCGGCGGCAGAGCTGGGGATTGCCCCGATCCTGACCGTGCTGGCGCAGGACGACATGGTTGAGGCTGACAGTCTTGAAATCGACGCCTTTCAGGCGGGGGAGACCTACACGGCCGGAGAGGTGGCGGGCGAGTTGCACGGGATGCATAACCCGGTGCTCAAAATCAGCCGTGACGGCACGTTGGAGGCCATCAAAGCCAAGGTCACCGCCTGATTGGCGGCGCGGATAGAAACACGCGACCCGAAATGACCGCCCGCCAATATCTCGACGCCATCGGCAAGCTCGGCCTGTCACAGCAGGCCGCTGGCCGGTGGCTCGGCGTATCGCCGCGGACCGCGCAGAATTATGCGGCAAAAGGCCCACCAGAGCCGGCCGCAAAGCTGATCCGACTCGTGTTGCGGCTGCGGCTCGATCCGTCCGACATTGAGTGATCATTCCGCGGCCTCGCGCTGCGGCTGGCCGGTGAGCGCACTGGCAACCGGCATCCCGTTTCGGCTTTTGAGTTCGGCGGCGAGGTCGGCCAGGAATCGGCGGGCCATCGCGCGTTCCTCGTCGCTGAATTCGCGCTCCGCCTTCTCGTCTTTCGGCTTCCACCGCGACAGTAGTTCATAGTGCTGCAGCCGTGCATCGCACCAATCGGCCACGGCCTTTACCGTCGGCGGAAACTCACGATCGAGCGCCAGCCCGCCGCGCGGGTCACAACACTCGGCCACGACCGCAACCGGGTATTTGGCCAGCGTCGCGGCGATTGCGGCCGCGTAAACCTTCGGCCCTGGTGGCTGGGCGTGCGGCCAGGACTCAACGAGCTGCTTAGCCGCGGTCAGCGCATAGGTCGAGGTCGGCATTTCGGGTTGGATCACTATCTCCCGCGCCCGTGCGACCTTCTGAATGAGCAATGAGGTCGTCGAACGCGTTGGCGATAGCACTAGAGCCTTTTCCATTCTTGCCTCCGAAGAAAACCGTGATCCAAGGAATGACATCGACCGGCCGCGCCTTGACCGCCTGCCTGATCGCCACGAGCACACGCGCCGGCGGCTGCGTCTTGAGCCACAGCCCAATATTGGATCGCGCAGTGCGCTCGGTGAGCCCGAGTTGGCGCAGCAGCCCGACGCCCTCGCTCCAGATCGCTGCGACAGGGTCCAATTCCACCCGATCTCCACCCGATTCCACCCGACGCTGTTTCTCGCGTCGCTTGCGCTGATATTCGCGGTCCCATGCGCGCCTCTTGTCGGCCGTTTCGTCGACGATCGCTGACCGCACTCCTGCAACGAAAACTTCGGTCACCACTGCGGCAGCGACCTTGGGCATGCACCCTGCTGCGATTAGCTCTTCGATCCATTTTCCGGTCTCGTTCATTCGAACCTGCGCGCCGTAGGTATCTGATGGCTTTTGGTGAAGGTTGAGCTGAGGGCATAGGACGACCTTCCCCGCTTTTCAGCGCGAGGTCGTTCCATGCCCTCTGCGATCGATGGCTTTTGGAGCCAGGCGTCGCTTTCAGGCGATCACGTCGCGGCGCGCGCGTGATCTGAGCGCCAACTTTCGGAGCTACGCCGCTCCGCCGATCGACCCTCGCGCCTTTCGGACCGGGTCTGCGTTGTGATCGGTCCCCCTGGTGCGCACCGCCTCATCCGCCCCAGCGTCGACCGCCGACGGATGATCACTCACTGAAATGCTCTGTGAACGGCGCTGCGCAGCCTTGAGCTGGTAGCGCCAGTTTGGTGAGGAGTTGTGTCCCCATTTACGACCGCGACCGGGGCAGGTCGTGCGCGTGCCAACATTCTGGCCCGCTGCCATCTGCTCCGCGATGTCGTCGAGGTCGTCAAAATCGCTCATACGACGGCCCCGCGCAGCAGTCCCCAGAACTCGAGCGTGCGCAGCGCGTCGTCGAGGCTCTTGGCGATCATGCCGAATCCGCCCTGCTCGCGCACCTCGTGCAGAAAGAGAAGCTGAT